AACCATCGGTACCATTGACACAGCATTATCGGATGATGCATCTACTTCTGATTTGATTGCAACTTCACCAAAGAATATATGACCAGCTGGATGTAGCAAGTCTTTGACTATACTTCTCCATTTATTAATAGACTCACCAACTCTAACTACATAAGAGTGAGATTGATATCTATAACTATCATGTATGTTGGCTGCTGTTGCATCTAACCAAGACTTGTCTCCTAGGAATTGTTCTTGTATTACACCTTCACCACCAAACGTACCACGACCATTATAAGGGTCATCGAACATTACGGTAAATGAATCTATGTTTTCATATGCAACTCTTTCGTCCTGTAAAAAAGAACCTTTTAAATTTGTGTATTTAAGGATGTGTCTGTCTTGGTCATAATTAACTACGGTTGCAGTTGCACCCGAAATATCACCAACAATTTTTGTTCCACTGTTTAGTGATGATGTTGGAGTTGTAATCAACATAGGGAAAATAGATGTAGGACTTACGACTGCATCTGAGGTGAATCTATTACCTTGGTCTAGAATGTTTAATTCTTGAACTGCACCGATATCAGCTGAGTATACAAATAATTTTGCTCCAGCTCCAGTTGCAACATTGTTATTCAGAATAGTTGCAGTTACTAAAGAGTCATTACCTTTAATTAATTTACCGTTACCAAATATACCTGTATGTGTACTGTTTCTTAAAACTGTGATTCTATTTAATCTTTTATCTATTTCTAAAATTGTTGCGTTTGCAGTTGTACTACCACTCTCTCTTTGTTCTAATAATTCACCTTCTACAAAACCTGTAACATCTTTAACAAAAATATGTCCGCCTGGATAACATTTAGGAAGAGTGTGATAACCAGCACCACCGTCTGTGATTAAGACTTCTCTGATTCTTCCATCGGTAGAATTATAGTTTATAACTCTGCCATCTTCATAAACTATTCTGTAGTATTCTATAACAATCTCAATTACATCACCAGCACTACATGGTTCTGTGAATACTACTCTATCATTTTTATGTGAATAGTCATGAACTGTATGTGAAGTATTAGCTTTTCTTTCTATACCATTCTTAAATACTGTGATTGAGTTATCATTAAAGAAAAGACTCTTTCCATGAATGTCATCACCACTGAAAAGTGTTTGATTTGCAGTTGCAATATATTCATACTGACCAAATGTCTCATGGTTTTCTTGGATGACCTCGTCACCTACTGAACCTAGAATACCAGCTGCACCCGAACCACCAGTGGCAAAGTTATCAAAGACAACCATCTCTCCACCTTCATAATTGGTTCCACCAGTTTCAATAAATATTTTTTGAACACCACCTAAAGATAAACCACTTATCGTGGATACTGCTTCTATAGTGTCGAGATTGTCCTTTGCACCTGTAAAATTAATTCTATCAGCAAAACTGTACATAGAACCAGCATTACCACCTTCGAGTAGAACACCACCACCATCTTCAAATAGTAGGTCGAACTCTACAGCTTCTTGTAGTATAAATCCACCGCCAGACGCATCTTCTAATAATGTTTTATTTCCATCTTCTAATGATATCATACCATCTTCAGAATCTACACCAACATAGGTTGCAGATGCATCATGGTTTATAGAATGTACTAGACCTTGGATAGTTGCAGTCTCGGTTGTTATACCATCTCTATCAATTAAAAATACTGTACCACCTTGAGTAAAGGTACCTTTGTGATTGTCTGTAATCTCTAATGAGTATTCGTCTTTGTTTAAATCTGTAACAAAGACTGCTTCAACAACTGATTCAGCTAGAACCTGTACTTTTGAAGAGTCTGTATATTGAATTAATTTATCTGTGGCAAGCGGTAGACTACCAACCTTTGTCATCTTTACATTTACTCTTCTCTTCTGAGAGTAATTAGAATCGGATGCAAATATTGTTTCGTTGTAAGGGTAACGCACCTCTGCATCTTGACCATAGATAAGTCTCATTAAGAACTTTAATGATTCTTCTGTACCCTTTTGTTGATATAGGTCTTTGATGTTTTTGATTGTAAGTCTCTTGTTCATTGTGAGACCTAAATCGAAAGCTGGTGCTAAATCTGTTTGGAAGTAATTTAAAAACTCTTCCGTTGTATGGTCGATATCAGAATAATCTAATAGTCGATTGTTTGCGAGAATTGTATTCTCTTTATAGGACTTTACTGTGGCTGTTTGCCTTCCTTCTCGTCCAGTGATAGTTTCGCCTTTTGCAAAACCAGTTCCCGATATTGTCTTAAGATATAAACATCTACCACTAGGTTTATTGTTTATAACTGTAATTTCTGCAACCGTTTTACTATTTGTTCCAACAATATACTCACCAACCTTTAAAGGTTGTGCAGTAATAACATTATCGTTTGAATCTAAAAGTGATTGTGAATCAAGAGGGTTGGAATCTGTTCTTTCATATTTTATGAATGAATTTTCTTCGTCGGGTGATGGCGAGATGGTAGCAGGTTCCAATAACATGGAGCCTGTACCATCTTCATTTAAAATACCATCTATGTCACTCTCTACATCTAGAACTAAGATTTCTGCTTCTAGATATTCAAAGTATGCATTGAGGAAAGCCTCAAACATCGGAGATTCATCTTTCAAGTACTCGGGAAGTAATGAAGGAAGTCTCTGACTTAACTTATCTATAGTATAATCTTGGTGTGACATATATTAGTTTAACCTTAACTTAAAGTTGCACCAGTATTTGCAACGACATACCATTTGGTACCGTTCCATATTAACACTACTGCTTCACCAATAGTATCCAACTTAATTTGCTCTGTACTGTCAGCTGAGAAACCCCAGTTTGATACAGTAATATTAGCTTTATGAGTTGAAGCTGGTTCAGTTGAAGCAAGGATAATTTTTAACTGACCTACGTCTGTTCCGTTATCCAAAGTGAATGCAACATCACCACCAAATGAACTTCCATCAATGAACGTTGCAAAAGTTGATGCAAGGTTTGATGCTGATGCTGTCAATGTAGCAATATCATCTACTGCTAAGTGAGTTGGAATGTTTTCAAACATCTGACCAATGGTCATCTTTTTGTTTACAGGAGTTCCGCCTGGGTTGTCTACAATGTGCAATAAATCATCAGCACCGATTTCTGAATCAGCAACTGCTGTTAAAGCTGTTATTTTCTTATCTGCCATTTTTATTTCTCCTAAAATTGACTAATTTAATTAAAACCCCTTTCGAGGAATGCTACTCTAAGCACTGAACCTACAGTCTTAGACCACTCTATGCATAATTAATATGACGAGGTTGATGTTGATGAATAACCAACTCCAGCACTCGACTCACCACTTGCAATGGTGTCTACTTCACCTGTTACCTTAACATCTAGAGGGTCAATGTCAACTAAGTTACCTAAGTTTGCGACCACATCATTACCTGCTGGGATAACTGTGAAATCAATCGTTGAATCAGTATTACTCGTTGAAGTAATATTGATGGCATTGATTGTTATTTTCCCATTTGTATAATCCACTAAACCAGCTGTATTATCCAAATAAACTCTGGCACCACTTGATAAGTAGTACCTTCTTAGAATACCGTTACCATCATCATCGAAATAATGAAGGTTAGTTGCATCCCCTTGAGTATAGAAACCTGTTGTTTGGGTGATACCACCACCCGCTGCATTATATCCAATGTTTGGATTATAAAATGCATTACCAAAAGAACTTGTATAACCTGTTTCTTGTCCAGTCTTTATAGTAGTTCTTTTTCTTAATCTGATATTACATGTGTTAGATAGAATTGCACTATCTGTTTCATCGATTGCCTTAACAAGATTTGAATGTCTGAATACTGCATCAAAGTTTGCAAGGTTAGTATTATCGAATGTATTGATTGAACTTGTTACTAATGTCACCAATTCTCCGTTAGAGTATTGTGTTGCATTCTCATTGTATTTGAACACACATGTTATTAAAATTTTAACTATGTCTGCATCTATAATGGTAGGTCTTACTGTCATCATATTTAATGCATTTAGTTTTGTTTGTACTGCAGCCTTTTCTGTATCTGATAGATAGTCTGAGTTCTTAGGTTTTAGCGCAATGAACACCTTTCCATATTCAGGCGGGTCATTGTCTTCACCACCCCATACTGCAACTGCATCTGCGTTCGGGTAATACTCACTGACCTTTGCTTTGTAGTCATTCAGTGTTACCAGTCTGTTCTGAGATGTATAGAACTTTGTTGCTTTAAATTTGATTGAGTCTATTGATTCTTTTTCTGCACCACCTGTGGATGCAATAACTCTTGTAGTTCTTATGTCTGAGAATCCATTGATACTTCCCACCATTGAGAATTGATTAGCTCCATCTGCATGATTTTCATCTACCACAATATAGGTTACTGAAATTGAATCACCGTCTTTAAGAGCTGCACCAAGAACACCATCACCAAAATACAATTCAACATATCCTTCTTCATTCTCTTGTGTATAATATACTTTAGAGGTTGTATTAATTGATGAAATGTTTGTTGACAATGCATATGTGTCTGTAATACCATTTGATGTAACTGTAACACTTACCTTAGATTTGTCAACCCTTGGATTTGATAATACAAATTTTGGATTTGCAATTTGAGAATCAAAGATGTATATGTCTGTTGCATAAGTTCCTTGTACAAGGTTTACGTCCGTGTAATTGTAAGTAGTTCCATTCTGACTAGGTCTTACTGTTGATGTCACTACATAATTATAATTAGTTCCATCATATACTGTCTGAAATACTGTTCCTCTTAACAATTGCATTTCTGCAGTTGTAGGAGATGTTCCATTTGCATTAATTACATTAGAACATGCAACATCGATTGTTGCTTCAGAAGCTGATTCAGACGCTGGAATGAATCCTAAATCCTTTGCACGAGATACTACATTCTTTCTCATTTGTGCAGAGTCTAGGAATAATTCCGAAGCTGCTATGTTTGTATTGATTGCACCAATGTGTGATGAGTATGCAAGAAGGTCAATCAAGACCGACATATTTGACCCTTCAAAATCATAATCTTTAAATTGGTTTTGACCCTTTAAATAATTTTTTAGATTTTCTGCAATTGAATCAAAGTCTAAATCTGTGACGTTTATTTGTGAACTATTTGTTGCCATCTTATCTTGCCCTCGTTACGGTGAATGTTAAATCTTGGTTTTTTACACCGTCGGTTATGTTATAAAAGATGGTTACGTCCATCTCGTTTCTCTCAACCTCGCCAAACAATACTACAACATTTTTGACTCTTGGTTCGAAAGTCTCTATTACTTTTTTCATAGTAGACTTCATTCTGTTTACCTTTCTATCTGTGTCCAATTCAAACAACATATTTCTAATAGAACCACCAAAGTTTGGCTTGAAAGGTCTTTCATATTTGTTGGTAAGAACTATATTTCTTACTGCTCTACGAATTGCATCTGTATCTGTTTTGGTTGTAATGTCACCAGTAACAGGATGTGGTTTCATTGTAATATCCATATCGGCATAGATATTTTTTGTTGCAACTGTTTTTCCGTTATTTATTAGTGTCTTTGCCATGTATCTATTTATACTCGCTTACTTATTACTAACTTGGTTTAACGGAACTATATGTTCCCGAACTAGAACCACCACTCACAGTTGTTTTATGTGTATGAGATGAAAGCTTAGGTTTATTACCTTTCTTAGTTTGTATCTCGCCATCTGCAACTATAGATTTCTTATTAGTCTGAGCTCCAGTGATATGAACCGTACCGTCAACTGTTAGATTTGTAGTCATTTTTGTAGTTGGTGAAGTGAATGTAGTGTTACCCACTACGTCTGCGTTTAGTGTTCCACCAATCTGTGCATCTACGTTACCTTCGGTCACATCTAGATTGACATTACCTTTTGATACTGTTGTAAGAACATTTCCTTCTGATACTGTTGTGGTCATATCACCCTTCAATATGTTTGTTGTTACATTACCTGTATTGACATTGATAGTTACGTTACCTTTCTCTACGGTTACATCTGCATTACCAGCTATGTAAATCTTGTCATCCTTACATACTACTTGATAGTGGTCATTAACTATTCTAGAAACTTCTGAACCATCGGGATGTATCTCATGAAACGTTCCCGACCTATGATGTAAATTAATTCTTTCTTTAGTTGGAGTGTCATCTAATTCTATTAAATGACCCGACTCTGTTTGAGTAACTTTATTGTATGGATAGACTGGTTCCTCTGCACTGTCTAGGAATCCCTCTAGATTGTCTGATAATTTATGGTCATATAAAGTTCCAGTTTTGAGTGTTCCTCTTGCAAAGGTTGACAAATCGGATTGGTCGGTGTATAATGGATAGAAGGGTAAATCACTTTCAGTAAGTTCTGTCTCTGTAATCTTAGAACCAGTTGCATCATACATGACTGTAATTTCTTTTGGTGTTTTTGGTGCAGT